AATGACCAGACGGCTTACTTTTGGAACGCTGTCACAGCCGTATCCGGCACGGCGGAGAAGCTGACTTCTGATACCAGCTCATCTACACCGTTCGTGCTGCTCAACGCCGGCTTCTACAACGGCGCGCCACTTTCATCGCCAGGTCCTCTTCCTCGTTCAATTTTTATTATGCCCTGATACTTATGCACGTTACTACGCAAACTTTAAACTACCTCGACTATCACGAGGAACTAAAGTTTATCTCTAGAATTCTCGATCTTCTTTCAAGAGGTTTCGAGGCAGATGCTCGCCGCCTTCTCGTTATTAGGCATGCCGCCTTACTCGCAGCGCAAACCCCTAAACTTAAGCGTTATGATCCTCGAGAGGAGTCTTTGCGATGACCTTCCGAATAGGTACTCCTCATACTCGCGGAGCAGGTTACTTCGTTAACGATCGTGCTCTTAACTCTCGACAAGAAGCCCACGTACGAACCTGTCCGCACTGCCAATCTATTATAAAGCTTGAAGAGTGGAAAGCTGAAGGTGGTTGGTGCTCTCGCTGTCAGGCTCCTATCTGTAATCAGCCTTCATGCATAGCACGTACTGCTCGTTTAGGCTGCATTCCCTTCGTCAAGCAGATCGAGGAATATGCTAATAACCAGGTTAAGTCTTCTCGTATAGTTCTCTAACTCAGAGGTCTACTCAAATGGCTCAATTCGCTGCTCATACTCCTGCTACCTTTACACCGACTGCTAGTACTACCGTACTAGGAAACGCGGTTCTAACTGCCTTAACCGCTGGTATCCTCGCGAAGATCAAAATGATTGACTGGGGCGGTGATGGTACTTCGCTGGTTGGTTATATTACTCGTTGGGCTAGAGTGTCAAATACTCCGGCTACTCCAGCAGCTTTGAACGTCGTTCCAACTACACCGAATGCAGTGGCGCTCTGCTCGGTTAATACTTATACCACTGCTGCAACTGGCACGGCGGATACAAATCTTTACAAGCAGAACTGGAACGTTCAGGGTGGTGGTGGAACTATTGTATTGCCGATAGGTGGAGAGTGGTTTGTTACTGGTGGAGCTTTGGGAACTCTCTATAATCAGATAGGCTGTGGAAATGTAACCGGGGCAGATGCTAACCTGTCAAGCTATGGTCTACAGTGGGAAGAGTAATATTACTGTAATCTGGATAGTATAATGGCTAGTGCTGGATATAAATTTGGTACTCATGCTTCAGTTATCTACGATGCTGAAGCACTAAAGACCAATATTTATCGTACTGCTACTGCTAATACTATCTTAGGCCGAACGCCAAGTAAGTATTTTTCAGTACCTCCACAACAGGTAGATCTAACTCTTCAAAGCTCTTTCTATGGAATTTCTGCTTCATTCAGTGCTCCCTTCGGAGGTAGTGAATACCAGTTTGGTACTCATTCAAGTGCTCTTTACAACGCCGAGGCTTTAAAAAGTCAATTATATCCAGCGGCTCTGACTAATCCTGGTTGGTTAATGCTTAGCCTTAGTGCTGGTCCAGACCCAAGTGAATATGTTGACCTTCAACCTTCGGTTTATCGAAGTTCTGCAGCCCCTCCGGTAGTTGTTCAGCCGATTATAAGTCGGTGGATATATGCAGCGCCAGAGCAGTTAGATAGATCTCTGGTTGGTATATGGGGAGCAGTTGGAACTATTGTTATACCTCCGGTAACACTTCTGCCTAATCCATGTCTACAGGTGTATTTGCAGCCTCGTCAATTCACAGTTAGGTATCTCTGTTAATGGACTACTTTGACGAAATACTAGCTTTTGAAGCTAATGTATGCACCTTTGATATGTCTGCAGGACTTATTAATGGAAATTTGTTAAGTGGCATACCGACTGTAAAAGGTATCAGTGTTTGGAGTGGAGTTGATCCGAACCCCTTAGCGATACAAAATGGAGCAGCTACTTTGGATGTTACTAAAACTTTGATTTTAGTTCCAGTTAAAGGTATGCTTGCAGGAGAACAGTATCTTATAGAAGTCAGTTCAGCTACTAATATTCCAACTATTACTTTAGGAAAACAGGCTGTCCTTCCTGTTTGCGCGGTAGCATGAAGCTTACTGCTGAAATGGTTGAAGCGATGTCAGGAGTTTATCTCTCTCCTCTCTACGATACTCCTTCGCCTACTCCTGAGTTTCATCGAGAATGCTGGAAACTCTATTGTAGCGAGGCTAGAATGTGCGCGGTAGCCGCGCCTCGCGGCCACGCGAAGTCAACTGCACTGACTCACGACTACGCCCTCGCGGTAGCATTATTCCGTGAGGAACAGTATATTATTATCGTAGGTGCTTCGGAGGAAATGGCGATTGAGCATCTTGGCGATATAGCTAATGAGCTTCGGGAGAACGAAGAACTGATTAGAGAATTCAAACTCAAAGGGTTTGTGACAGACCAGAAAACTGATATCATAGTTGAATGCGAGGACGGCTATCAGTTTAGGATAATGGCTCGCGGCTCGGAGCAAAAAATTCGTGGTAAGAAGTGGCGCGGCCGCCGTCCTGGCTTAATCATTGGAGACGACCTCGAAGATGACGAGCAAGTTGAGAATCGTGATCGTCGTCTTAAGTTTTCTAAATGGTTCTATCGTGCTTGTGTACAAGCTCTCCGCGACAAGGGAAAGATTCGGGTTCATGGAACCATCCTTCAGGAAGATTCACTTCTCGCCGGTCTTGTAAAGGCTAAGTCATGGACACATCTATGTTTTAAGGCACACAGAGCCTTTGACGACTTCGACGAAGTGCTCTGGCCAGAGAAATTCTCCGAAGAGCGCTTGAGAGCTATTCGTCAAAGCTTTATAGAAAAGGGGGACTCGGCAGGTTACTCCCAGGAATATTTAAACGACCCCTTCGACAATGACACGGCATATCTTCGCCGAGATGACTTCATTGCGATGGAACCAGAGGACTTCGAGAAGCCGAAGCTCAACTATATTGGAGTGGACTTCGCAATATCCAAAAAGGATACAGCTAATCGAACCTCATTCACCGTTGGTGCTAAGGATATGGATAATCTCCTTCACATTATTGACCAACGTGTGGGTCGCTGGGACATTATGGAAATCGTTGAAGAGTTCTTCAGCGTCCAACTTGCTTGGTCCCCCGACGTATTCTTTGTAGAAGATGGACAAATATGGAAAGCGGTGCGAACAATCCTAGAGTCGGAAATGCGAAAGCGTGATATCTGGATCTCTATCACTGCGATTACTCCGGTAGGAGATAAAAAGGTTCGAGGCAGATCATTTCAGAAGCGTATGCGAGCGAGAGGCTGTAGGTTTGATAAACAAGCTTCTTGGTATCCAGGCTATGAAGGAGAACTTCAACGCTTTACTGGTGACTCCGATGCGGTTCTGGACGATCAGTTCGACTCTAGTGCAATTCTAGCACGCGGAGTTGAAGATTTTAAATCTCTCGAAGAAGATGACTTTTTGACTGATAGCGAGGAAGAGTTCTTGTGGCACTCGCGCTCGTTGAAGAAAGCTAATAGTGGACGCAACTTGGTGACAGGGTATTAAAAGGTAATCTGTTAAATGCTAAACCTCTCCACCAAGCTCGTCATAAACTCCGAAGTCGCTAAGTCTCCGAACCTTTGCGATCACTTTAGCGATGCTGACCTCGAGACTATTGGTGCTTTGGCCTGGCAAGGCTATCAGCACGACGAGCTATCTCGCTCCTCGTGGAAGCGTCGAATGGAAGCCGCAATGGACCTTGCGATGCAGGTTCAAAAGGATAAGAACTTTCCCTGGCCGGGATGCTCGAATGTGATCTTTCCGCTCGTGACTATTGCTTCGCTGCAGTTCAGTTCCCGCAGCTACGGAAACATCATTCAAGGCACTGATGTAGTAAAGTATCGAATCATCGGAACTGATCCTGATCTTAAACTGCAACAGCAAGCCGACCGTATCTCAAAGCATATGTCTTGGCAAGTCTTAGAGGAAGACGTTTCTTGGGAAGAGCAGCATGATCGCTTGCTGATTAATTTAGGCATCGTAGGTTGCAACTTTATCAAAACTTATTACTCCTCCTCGCATAAATACGTAGTAAGTGAGTTAGTAATGGCTCGAGACTTCGTTCTTGACTACTGGGCAAAGTCTGTCGAAGACTGTGCGAGAAAGACTCAAATTATCCCAATGTATCGAAACGAGATTTATGAGAAGGTTGTTGGGAGAACCTTTAGAAACGTGTTAAACTCAGAGTGGTTTAACTCTACTCCTCCTCAAGCTCCTAATGACACCGCAGATCAGGATAATCGTAAGGGTCTCATGCCGCCGCTTCCTGACGATGATACTCCCTTCCGAATGCTTGAGCAGCATAGACTGCTCGATCTCGATCAGGATGGCTACGCTGAACCTTATATCGTCACCATCGAAGAGCGTTCGAAGACAGTAGTCAAGCTGGCCGCGCGATGGGAGCGTGAGGAAGATGTAGATCGAGTAGACTTCCCTGGTGCAAAGAGTCGAATCAAGCGTATTAAAGCGACCGAATACTTCACCAAATACGGCTTCATTCCTGCACCTGATGGTGGTATCTATGACACAGGATTTGGTACCTTACTCGGCCCCCTTAACGAGTCGGTTAACTCCGGAATTAATCAGCTCCTTGATTCTGGAACGATGGCAAACTCCAATGGAGGATTTCTTGGACGCGGTGTCAAGATACGGGGCGGTGTTTACACTATGGCACCCTGGGAGTGGAAGCGCGTTGACTCCACTGGTGATGATCTCAGGAAATCTATGGTGCCATTGCCCGTTAGAGAGCCTTCCGATGTTATGTTTAAACTCTTAGGATTGCTGATCGAATATACAGATCGAATCGCGGGCACCACTGACCCTATGGTAGGAGTTAATCCTGGACAGAATACTCCTGCAGAAACCTCTCGTAATACAATGGAACAAGGAATGAAGGTTTACTCGGGAATCTTTAAACGGGTATGGAGGTCGATGAAGGAGGAATTCAAGAAGCGGCACCAGTTAAATGCTATATTTCTTCAAACCAAGCAACGCTTTGGTAACGAGAGTGCTTACATTAATCAAGAAGACTATCGCTCGAATCCAGATCTTGTTGTGCCGGCCGCCGACCCTAACTTAGTGAGCGACGGCATGCGAATGGCGCAGGCTTCCACTATGCGTCAAGCCGCACATGAAGTTCAAGGTTATGATATAGCTCTGGTGGAAAAGAATTTCCTCAGAGCGCTAAAAGTCGATGCAATCGACCTTTACTATCCGGGTCCAGGCAAGGTTCCACCTTTGCCTAATCCGAAAATGCAGGTTGAACAGGTTAAACTGCAAGGTAAGCAGATGGATGTAGAGTTCAAGCGCTGGGAGACTATTATCAATCTCCAAGCAGCTCGAGCTAAGATCCAGGCTGAAATCACCAATCTCAACGCGCAGAGTGTTCAGTTACTCGCGCAAACCCAAACTGACAAGATTAGAGCTAAGGTCGAAGCATTTGAAGCGGTTGTTAAGGCGTTTCAAATCCACAGCGATATACTAACTAATCAAATTCAGACTATGCAAAAAATGCAAGGAGATCAAAGTAATGGAGATCAATCCTCTGGAGGTCAACAAGGCGGCATGGGAGGAATGGCTGCTCAACCCAGTAACGCAGGCGTTCAAGGAGTTCCTCCGCAAAGCACAGATCAGTCTAATGGAGCAATGGGCGGCGGGGCAGTTTCAGGGGGAGACTAGAGATCAGATCTTAACTCTGAATGCCGCCGCCCTAGGGGAAGTTGAAGCTTACAAGCGATTAATCGAGATGGACTTTAGTAACTTCGAGGAGACGATGAAAGATGATTAACAAGTCGGGCCTACATCCTCAAGGTGTAGCAGTTCTAACCGAACCCTACGAGCCAGAGATTTTAAGTTCGATTCTGGCAATTCCGGATAGTGTTCGTGAGGGACTGAGCGTTTTAGAGAATCGAGTAGTGATTATAGAGGTAGGTCCTTATGCCTGGAATGATGAACCTAAGCCTCGTGCTAAGGTTGGCGATGTGGTTCTAGTTACTAAGCACGCTGGCTTCGTTGCTAGTGGTGCTGATGGAAAGTTATATAGAATGGTAAACTGTCGTGACGTGTTTTGTGTGATAGATACTGAACTGTTTACCAAAGCAAAGTTAGCGAAGGAGAAAGCAGCATGAGTGCTAATGAGTCAGAAACTCGAGCCCGTACAATGGGCTGGCTGCCGAAGGAGCAGTATAAAGGGCCAGAGGAGCATTGGCTGGATGCTAATGCTTATCTCAAGAGAGGCGATGGTATTATGCCTATTCTGCAAGCGAATAATAAGAAGCTTTCTGATCGACTGGCAACGGCAGAGGCTGAGCTGCAATCGACTAAGCAGCTGCTCTCGGCGGCTACTGAGTCTATTGATGAGCTAAAGAACTTCCGTTCTACTCTCAATGTCGAGAAGGTTAAAAGCAAGAAGGCCGAAGTTCTGAGTGCGATTGCGGAGGCTAAGAAGTCTGGTGATACTGACGTGGAAGTACAGCTGACTGATCAGCTCACTGACATAAACGCTTCCCTCAAAGAAGCCGAGAAGCCTCCAGTTAAAGAATCCAAGGCTGTCGATCAACCTCAGTTGACTCCTGCTGCTCAAGCCTGGATGGGAGAGAATCCTTGGTTTGGAACCGATAAGCGAAGGACCGCTCTTGCTATGGCGGTAGCCGACGAGTGGAAATCTTCAGGGAAGATACTTGGAACTAAAGAGTTCTTTGACCACGTAGATACTGAAGTAGGAAGTCTATTCGATAAGAATGCTGAACGACGTGAAGCTGCCTCGAAGGTAGATAGTACAAATAATTCTTCAGGTGATCGAGGCAATGCTGGTCGGTCTTATGCAGACTTGCCTCGAGAGGCTAAGGAAGCCTGTGACAAAGCTGTTAGCCGCTTAGTAGGCGCGGGGCGAGCTTATAAGACTAAAGCCGAATGGCAAAAAGCTTACGTTGATACTTACGATTGGAGCTGAAAATGACTAATGCAAGTGAAATACTGACTCCGAACAATCCTGCTAACAAAGACGTAGCTCCTAAAGGAGAACGCAAGCGTATTCCTATGAGTGTTCCACTCAGGAAACTTGAAGTTCCTGAACTTTCAGGCTATCACTTACATTGGATCAAAGAAGCTAATATTTCTCGTGCGTTGCAGGCGGCTTACGAGTTCGTCGATTTCGATGAACTTCCAGTAAACCAGCGTAACGTAGGGACAGATACTGAGATTTCAGGTAATACTGACTTAGGTTCACGGATTAGTATCAGTGCAGGAATCGGTGCTGATAATAAGCCTGAGCGCTTAGTACTGATGAAGTTAAAAGAGGAATACTGGCGGGAGGATCGCGGGGCGATAGATGCACGCAATGCTGCTGTCATGGGTTCTATCTTCCGAGGTGAAAAGATACTTGGTGCAGAGAAAGATAAGACTGACGATGAAGGTACTCGCTATGTTGATTTAGAGAGGACTAAAGCGCTCTTCAATCGTCGGCGAGCTAAGGTTTAATATCTTTTAACTTGGAGGACATATGGCAAACCAGAACAAGGTTTCCGGTCTGACTCCAGTCAAGTATCTGCATGGTGCTGACTGGGACGGAAGAGGAAACATTTATCATATTGATAGTGGAGACACGAACGCTTATTATCAAGGCGATCCTGTCTCTCTCAAAGCGGGAACTGCGTCGATTGCAGGTGAAGACGTTGGTCTTCAGACGCTGACTGTAGGACAGGTTGGAGCAGCTAATGTAGGAGTTATCCTCGCGGTGGGAACGAATCCGCGCGGTGGACCTTATATTGATCCTAACAACCTGACTCTGACTGCGGCACCTGCAACCAAAGTAGTTCCTTACTACGCACTGGTCGCGGATGACCCGAGTATCATCTTTGAGATCCAAGAGCAGGGTGCAGGAAGTGTGTTGACCGTAGCGGCGACCTCAAAGAATGCAAACTTCGCCCTCGCAGCTCCGGCGACTGGAGTAGCGGTTTCAGGAGCGTATCTTAATAACGCTACTGCACCAGCTACGACTGCAACCATGAACCTCAAGCTTTTGGGCCTTGCACAAAGGCTTGATCCTCAGAGCGTAGCTTACAACGCTTACGGCTTGTATGCTAAATGGCTGTGCCTGCTTAACAACCACTATTACGGCGTCTATGGCGGCCGTACTGGTATTTAAAGGAGAATTATATGGCCGGTGGAGTTATCAATACAGGCACTCATCCAAAGGCTTTGTGGCCTGGAGTATATGCCTTTTGGGGGCAGGTCTATGCAGAGCACGCAGAGGAGTATTCTAAACTTTTCGAAGTGCTGGAAAGTGCTCAGGCTTATGAGGAAGAAGTCCAGGTAACTGGCTTCGGGCTCGCTCCGCTCAAAGCAGAAGGTGCTTCGGTTCAGTATGACTACGAGATCCAGGGTCCAGTTCAACGTTACACGCATTTGGCTTATGCTTTAGGCTATAAGGTAACGGTGGAAGAACTCCAGGACGATCTCTACGAAAAGGTGTCGTATAATAGAGCGCAGGCTAATGCTTTCAGCATTAGACAAACGGTAGAGAACATCGGGGCAGGCGTCTACAACGATGCCTTTACCGGGAATGTTTTCCAGTTTGCAACTGGACAGACGCTCTGTTCGACGACTCAGCCTAATACGACCGGAGGTACCTTCTCGAATGCACTGAGTCCTGGAGCCGATCTTACCGAGGCTTCGCTTGAGGATATGTGTATTCTGGCAATGGGACTGCCGACTGATCGAGGTCTCTTGGTTTCGATCATGCCGAAGTCTCTGCATATTGCTCGTCAGGAGTGGTTTAATGCGAATAGAATTCTAAAGAGTGTATTGCAGAGTGGAACTGCTAATAACGATCCCAACGTACTGCGAGTGACGAATGCCTTCCCTGAAGGTATTCAGATGAATCACTACTTCACTGCTCCTCACGCCTGGTTCGTGCGAACGAACTGCATGAATGGAATGAAGTGGTTCTGGCGTATCAAGCCGATATTCGATCAGGATAATGACTACGATACCAAGAACGCGAAGGCGGCTACGTTCTTTCGTGCTTCATGTGGAGCAGCAGATCCTCGTTGCATTCTGGGTTCTAATGGTCCTTAATGGATAGGGGAGCGTGTGTGTATATTATGATAGCATGATATACACACACTATCCCAATTCTTGACTCGCGCACTTAGTGCGGTAGTAATACCGCGAGGAGAATTTTAAATGGCATCGCCTTCACAAGTACCTGCACGATTTCCGTCAGGTGTTTCAACAGACAATACTTGGGGACCGCTGGCTATGTTCGGCCAGCCAAACCCTTTTATGTATCATACAGTTTGTGACGATTTTGATGGAGCATCGACTGCAGCTGGAGTAGCTGGTCAGGCTTCAGATGAACTGTGGACTGTTTACACTACTGCTGCTTCCGGCGGCACGGTAGTTCCTTCGAACGCCTTAACTGGAGGTAATGGAGAAGGTGGACAGTGGTTGTTTACTACTGGAGTAGCCTCAACTAACATCGAGTCTATTGAACTAGCAAAGGGATCTTTCATTCTGCCGCCGGCGGCTAGCACTGGACTTGCATTCGCGTCGAAGAAGCTCTTCTTCATGACTCGAATCAATGTTACTACTATAGCGACAACTTCGTGGACAGTTGGCTTAGTTAATCCGTCAGCTACTCCAATACTTCAGCCGACGGATGGCTTGTATCTCAGCAGTACAAACGCTACCAATATGGCGCTCTACGCTTATTCAGGAAGCACACAAACCTGGAAGGTTGCGATTCCAGCTGCTGTACTTAGTGCATACTATGCTAATGCTACCTGGATTGATGTAGGCTTCTACATGGATCGCTTGCAGAATGTCTACGCAATGGTAGGGTTTCCATTGTTTGGGTGGCAGCCAGCTTCAGCATGGAGTGGAACTAACAACGTAAACGCTGCGCCAGTTCCCAAGGCTGCGATAGCATCATATCAAGTTCAAGTCTCTGGTGCATGGACTCCGACTACGGCTTTGCTTACTCCGGCAATCATCGTTGCTGCAGGGTCGGCGGCCGCGGCTACTCTCTATGCAGACTTCATACTTGCTTCTAAGGAGCGGTAAATGCAAGTTAAGATCGGCTCGGACGGAGATAAGACCTGTTTGGTGATTATCACTGGTCAACTCTCAGTTAGCTTATTAAAGCCCGAGTCGATCTTAAGTTTTAAGAACCTTAAAGGTTCGCCCAAAGGTTTAAGGCTAGACGGGATTCAATTCTCGATTCAAGAGAAAATGGGATTTAACTTGTGGTGGACTCTAAGCCCAGAAGCAGAGCAGCTTATTATGCCACTGGAAAGTCGTGGTGGTTACGACTTTGAAAAGATTATTGCAATCTCTAGTCCACCAGCAGCTATTGGACTCGCTTTAACTTCCTTTAAAGTAACCGAGACTAAAATGTCCTATCTGATTATGCTTGACTTGACTAAGCAATAATGACTACCGTAACCTCGCCTTCAATCACCAGCGCCTATGGCATTATCTGTGATGCTATGAAGGATACAGGCAAGCTACGTGCAGGTTCAGAGCCTGATCCTGTTACTACAGCTGAATATATACGGAGGTTGAATAAGCTTATCAACTTCTACATGACGCAAGGGTTGAAGCTTTGGCTCATCGAAGATGTAGCAATTACACTTTCCGGTACTCCTCTTTATACTTTAGGTCCTACCGGAACTGTAGTGATGCAAAAGCCCTTGCGAGTAATCTCGAGTTATTACCTGGATACAGATAATAACCAGAGACCACTTATCTGCTTGTCGTGGGACGAGTATAAGAGGCTATCAAATGTTATAACTCCAGGAGCAGTGAATAGCTACTTCGTCGATAAGCAGCAAGCTACACTGAATGTTTACTTCTGGATGACCCCAGATTTGTGGACAGCAACCAATGGAGCCTCTCACGTTATTATAGAGCAGTCAGTTGTTAACTTCGTTGGAATTAACGACAATATGAACTTTCCTATTGAATGGGGACTGCTGCTCGAGTGGGGATTAGCAGACCAGACTTCGACTGGACAGCCCACTACTATTATAGCTCGGTGTGCCGCGATGGAGAACAAGTATCGAACGGCGCTTGAAGACTGGGATGTAGAAGATGCTGATACTATGTTTCAACCTGATCAGAGATCAGAGCAGTACAGAGGCAAGTTTAGATGATGCCTGATCTGCAAATTCAGCAAGCTCCCTACATGAGAGCACCGCGGCGCTGGCCGCTGGTGAATACGCTTAATAGTCGGAGCGATGTATTTACTAAAGACGCACGACTGATTAATGCGTATGCTGAAAAAGATCCAGCCACTGGTGAATATCAAGTAGAAAAGCGTCCAGGATTCGCAAAGACTCCAGTGATATATGGGAGTGGAGTTGGACAAGGTATAGTAACTTATCCCTATGTGCAGAACGTTGGGAGTAATCCTTATTTGGGAGTTAACTATCTAACCTTGTATGTTTCAGGTGGACATGCTTTTAGTCTAGTAACCGATGCCGCCGGCGGCCA